GAATATGCGAAATACGTGAAGGAGTAATAAAATGACTGATGAAAACAATCAAAAAAGTGGTTCGGCAATCAACCGTACTTCTCGCGCTAACCAAACCCGGGAGAAACAGGCTGTTCGTAAGCCTTGGGCTCCACCGTCTATGCTAGACGCACCACCTGCCCCTGATGGATTTAAGCATCGTTGGATACGCGCCGAAACGCGTGGCTTTGATGATACGAAGAACATCAGTGCTAAAATGAGGGAAGGATGGGAACTTGTTCGTAAGGATGAATACCCTGACTTTGAATCCCCCGTTGTTGAAACAGGTAAACATGAAGGTGTGTTTGGAGTTGGCGGACTGCTTCTCGCTCGTATTCCGGTCGAAACAATTGCAGAAAGAACCGATTATTTCTCAAAAAGAAATATGGATCAAATGCAAGCTGTCGATCACGACATGATGCGTGAGAATGCACATTCAACCATGACGATCTCTAAACCTGATCGTCAATCTCGTGTAACCTTCGGTGGCCCCAAAAAATAGGGCTACCTCAATAGGAGTAATATCTTATGGCAAATTCTAATACTGCCTATGGTCTTCGTCCTATCGGGCTAGTTGGCTCTGCGGCTAATACTACTGGTGTAACCCAGTATGAAATCGCTTCCAACAACACAAATGCTATTTTTCAATACTCTATCTGCGTCCCTACGGCCGCGGGTGTTGTTGATCAAGCGGGTGCTACTAATGGTGGTACTACGCAAGCATTAGGTGTCCTGATGGGCGTTGAGTACGTTGATTCGGTTTCAAAGAAACCAGTCTTCATTAATTACTGGCCCGGTTCCGGTTCAGTAAGTGTTGATACAAACCACCCTGTAAAGGCGTTTGTAGCAGATAATCCAAATCAGTTATTTAAAGTGGCGTCTGACGCAACCTTGACTAACCGAGCAACGGCTCTTGCGCATGTATTTGCAAACGCGTCGTTAGGAACATCTGCACGCACAGGTTCTACTGAAAACGGTAGTTCCAATTCCGCTTTGGGCGTTTCCACAATTGCCGTGACAGCTACTTTGCCGTTGCGTATTGTGGGCATCATGGATGACGCAGGAAACAGTGACTACGCAGCCGCTGGTATTCCGTTAATTGTCCGCTTGAACGCTCATTACAATGCACCAACCAGCCGTTTTGATTCGCAGACTACCGCGACATCAACTGGTCTATAAGGAGGGCTTAATAAATGGCTATTTCTCGCGCACAATTAGCGAAAGAGCTAGAACCCGGCCTTAACGCCTTGTTCGGCCTTGAATACAATCGTTACGAAAACGAGCATGGTGAAATCTTTGATGAAGAAAGCTCAGATCGAGCATTCGAAGAAGAAGTTATGCTTGGTGGTTTTTCTACTGCACCTGTTAAAAGCGAGGGCGGTGCCCTTACTTATGACGATGCACAAGAAACATATACTGCTCGTTACACTCACGAAACTATTGCGTTGGCATTTTCGATCACTGAGGAGGCTGTCGAAGACAACCTTTATGATCGTCTGGCATCTCGTTACACTAAAGCTTTGGCCCGTTCTATGGCTCAAACAAAGCAAATCAAAGCAGCTTCTATCCTAAACAATGCGTTTACGGCTGGTGCTTCTGCGGTTGGCGATGGTGCAGCACTTTGTTCAGCAGCCCACCCATCATTATCTGGTAACCAGACTAACGTCTTGGCAGTTGCTGCCGACCTCAACGAAACTTCGTTGGAACAGATGTTAATCGATATTGCTGGTTTAACTGATGAGCGTGGTCTGAAAATTGCTGTTCGTGGTATGAAGTTAATTATCCCAAAAGAATTGCAATTTATTGCAGAGCGGGTTCTTAACTCTAACCTACGTTCAGCAACTGCTGACAACGACAACAATGCGATGAAAAACATGGGTATGATTCCTGATGGGGCTGTGGTTAACCACTTCCTAACAGACTCAGACGCATTCTTCATCAAAACTGATGCACCTAATGGTTTCAAATACTTCAACCGTTCGCCAATTAAAACGGCAATGGAAGGGGACTTTGACACGGGTAACATGCGCTTTAAAGCGCGTGAGCGTTATTCTTTCGGTGTATCCGATTGGCGTAGCGTTTACGGAACACCCGGCGCAGCATAAGAACGGAATCCTCATTCTGTCTTACGAAAGGGGCCTTACAAAGGCCCCTTTCTTTTTGCTTTTTTTTAGTTTATAGTTTTTTTAGGGCAACATATTAGCTTTGTAGACAGGTACCCGCCCTCCTGACGTTGCATAGACTACAAGGCGAATCCTTATGCAAAGGGTATTAAAATGGCATCGACTACATTTTCAGGTCCAGTGACTTCAACTGCTGGCTTTATTGGCGACATCGTCGTCCCAACTTACACCGTAGCAAACGCACCTTCAGCTTCAGACGCTGGCGCAGGCACTGTTGTATTTGTTTCAAACGGCGCAGCAGGCGCGGCAATCTTGGCTTTCTCTGACGGAACAAACTGGAAGCGTTCTGACACGGGCGGCACAATAGCAGCGGCATAAGGAGTAGGTTATGAGTAGATTCAAACCTGCATCCGAAGAAGAACTAGCGGCTCGAGGAATCAAGCCCGCTCAAGTTCGCGCTCGCAATGAAAACGGAACTCTCAAAGCAGATGATCCCTCCACTCCTGATATTAATGAGGCGTGGGAGGATGCTCCTGTTAAGAAAAAACGCGGGCGTCCCGCGAAAGAAAAGGAATAAATCATGGCAGGTTCTGATGTAAGAACAAAAAGATTGACGGGAACAGGGTCTGCGGCTGTGGGTCCTGCACGCATTAGACAAATCCAAGTAAAAACCACAACGGGAAGCCCACGCCTTACCTTTACTAATGGTAGTGGCGGCGCAACTGTTTTGGACATGGATTTAGATGCGTCAGACACTCATTCGGTAAACATACCCGACGAAGGTATGCGTGTAAGTGATATTTATATCTCAGCTTTCACAGCGTGTACTTCTGTGACGGTTTTTTACAGTTAGGTAAAACATGGCCACAACCAAAAACGTAACTAGAACCCCGTCGGGTCGTATAAAATATAGGGGTGAAACCTTTGCAGGATATAATAAACCCAAGCGAACTCCCGGGAAATCAAAGAAAAGTGCGGTTTTGGCCAAAAAAGGCTCTGAAATTAAACTTGTTCGGTTTGGGGACCAAAAAATGTCCATCAAAAAAGATCAACCGGGACGTAGAAAAAATTTTAGAGCGCGTCACTCATGTGACACCGCAAAAGATAAATTTAGTGCCAGATACTGGTCTTGTAAAGCGTGGTAACGAAAGAATGAAAGTCGTAGATGTTCTAAGTAAATTAGAAAAACATGAAGCGGAGTGTAATCTTCGTTATCAACGTATTGAAGAAAAGCTAAGTGAAAACAAGAGTGCTTTAAAAGCGTTTGATGTGAAACTTTGGGGTTTAGCTGTTTTAATTTTAATTGCACCTTTTGTAGGAAACTTAATGGGGTAGAACTATGTCTTATTCACGTAAATCAAAGAAATCCTCACCCAAAAGTAAAGGGAGTAAGATTTGCCCCAAAGGAAAAGCTTGGGCGGAACGCACTTTTGACACGTATCCAAGCGCGTATGCGAATATGGCGGCCTCAAAATATTGTAAAGACCCTAATTACGCTAAGAAGAGTAAAGGTAAAAAGTAATAATGGGAAAATTAAAGGACTGGGTAAATGAAGATTGGGTCAGAATTGATAGCCAAGGTAACATTGCAGGTAAGTGCGGTACTTCTAAAAATAAAAAGAACCCTGACCGATGTTTGCCTCGGGCTAAAGCGGAAAGTCTCAGCAAGTCTGAAAGGGCTTCGACTGCGCGCAAAAAAAAGCGTGAAGGTTCTAAAGGTAAGCAAGTGGTTTCCAACACAAAGGCGGCCAAAGTGAGAAAAATGAGGCTCGGTGGAGAAGTAACAAAGCCTAAACGAAAATTTAACGGCAAATCCGTCCCCGGAACAGCCGTGGCTCGTGGGTGCGGTGCAATTATGAGCGAAAGACGAAAAAGAACCAAGGGATCGGTTACACAATCATGACTATAGCTTTAGAGGGTAGCATTCAAAAAGAAATTAGGCGTTGGTCTAAAGAGGTGTTGGAAATACCCAGCCCTCACTTTAATGGCGTTCCTCCTTGTCCTTATGCTCGCCAAGCGTGGGCGGAAGATAAGGTAGCTATCTTATTTAAACATGAAGAAAACTACCAAAGTTTGTATTCTTGTATATCTCAATTTGACGACAAATTTGAATTAGCTATATTAGCGGACCTGTCTAACGATAAGCCCCCGGAAGCTTTTCACGAGTATTTAGATGACTTAAACGAATTTATTTCTACGGGGGCGTTTATCGACAAAGACATCTGGTTAATGGGCTTTCATCCAGATGATGAACAAAACGAATTTGTGGAAGAGGCAGAGTTTGAAGCAGAGACGGACACGCCTTATGCTATGATTTTTATACAAAGATTGTCTAAATTGCAGGAATCGGCAGACAAGTTGGACAAAAAGGGTTATTATGGTATTTATGATCCTGAGTACAATGCACTCGAAATCTACGAAAAACGTAAAAAATTTTACAGGAGATTAAAAAATGGCGATGAAACCTCGTAAAGTAAAGAAAATGCGCAAAGGCGGCATGGTTAAAAAAATGCGTAGCGGCGGCATGGTTAAAAAAATGCGCGGCGGCGGCATGGTTAAGAAAATGCGTCGAGGCGGAGCAGTAAAGAAGAAGTAAAATGACAGTTTCTGGAAGCAAAGATTTTGAACTAGACGTCGCTGACTACGTTGAAGAAGCGTTTGAGCGTTGCGGACTAGAGGTGCGCACCGGTTACGACCTTAAAACGGCTAAAAGGTCTTTAAATCTTATGCTTGCAGATTGGGCTAACCGCGGATTGAATCAATGGACAATCAAGCAACGCACCATTACTACTGTAGCCGGAGATGGAGATTATGATCTATCTAAAGATGTAATAGACATACTTTCGGTTGTTGTGAAACGCAACGGCACTGATTATTCTCTACAACGGTTAAGCCGAGATGGTTTTTTAAGTATCCCGAATAAATCTACTCAAAGCCGCGTCAATCAGTTTTTCTTAGATCGGCAGGTCACGCCTGTTTTGAAGCTGTGGCCCGTACCAGACAACGGCACTGATGTAATTTATTACGATGCACTTACTCGCATGGATGATGCGGACATTTACACCAACACAATGGACATGCCTTTCAGGTTTTACCCTTGTCTAGCCGCGGGTTTAGCGTATTATATAGCATTAAAACGCGCACCCAACCGTATTCAGCTACTCAAATCAGTGTATGAAGAAGAGTTTGATCGTGCGGCAACCGAAGATCGAGACCGATCTTCTTTTAACGTCGTACCAAAATACGACAATTACAGGGTGGGGTAATGGCTAAGTTCGCATCTGGTAAAAATTCATGGGCTATATCTGACCGTTCTGGGCAACGATACAAGTATCGTTTAATGCGCCGGGAATGGAATGGTCTTCTTGTCGGCCCTGACGAGTTTGAACCTAAACATCCGCAACTTGGTCCTTTTAGAAAAGTTGTGGACCCAGAAGCGTTGCAAAACGCACGACCCGATCGAATAGAGCCTATGGATGTTTATGTTGGACTTCCTTTAATTGAAAACCCTAACTTACGCCCTGCTACAGGGTTTGGACAAGTTGGAATAGTGACGGTGGTGACATGAGCTTTACATATGCGCAACTAAAACAAGCTGTTCAGGATTACACGGAAAACGATGAAACAACGTTTGTAAGTAATTTACCCTTATTTATTCGTCAAGCAGAAGAACGTATTCTTAAAAACGTGCAGTTAAGTTTTTTTAAAAAAAATGTTACCGGCGGAATGACGGCTTCAAACAAGTATTTGGCCTGTCCTAGCGATTATTTGGCACCTTTTGCCCTTTCTTTTGTAGATTCTGACGGAGATCACGTATTTTTAGACTTTAAAGACGTGGATTTTGTACAATCTTTTAATCCAGATGCCTCGACTACAGGAAAACCACGATACTACGCTGTTTTTGACGTGGATAACTTTATTTTGGGTCCAACCCCGAATAGTGCATACGCTGTAGAGTTACATTACTTTTATCGTCCGGCCAGCCTAACCTCGGGAGCAGACAGTGGTACGACTTGGTTGAGTGAAAACGCTGAAATGGCGTTACTTTACGGAGCTTTAATGGAAGCATACATATTTATGAAAGGTGAAGCGGACGTTATGGCCGTTTACGAAAAACGGTTTACAGAAGCAATCAGCGGCATGAAAATGTTCGGTGAGTCTAAAGAAGTTACCGACGAATATCGAACCGGCATGTTAATTAGGCCGAAACAATGAAATCTGAACTTGTAACACATAAGGAGACATAGGCATGGCCTTTTCAGGAAATTTCATGTGTACAAGCTTCAAGAAAGAAATTCTTGAGGCCGTGCATAACTTTAAAAACTCAGGTGGAAGCACTTTTAAAATTGCTCTCTACACAAATAGTGCGTCGTTTAACGCGGCAACCACCGCTTATACCACGTCTAACGAGGTATCTGGAACGGGATACACCGCGGGCGGAAACACCTTAACGCGGGTTGATCCAACAACGTCTGGAACTACAGCTTTTACTGATTTTGCAGACACCACTTGGTCGTCTTCAACTATCACGGCTCGTGGAGCTATGATTTATAATGATTCCGCTTCAGGTAATCCGGCAGTTGTTATCTTAGACTTTGGTGCTGATAAAACATCAACGAATGGTGACTTTACAGTAGTATTCCCAACGGCAGATGCTTCTAACGCCATCATACGCATTGCGTAAGAGGTAAAATCCGATGTCAGTGATTACGGGATGGGGTCGAGGGTCATGGTCTGAAGGACCGTGGGGCGCGGCTATTCCGGTTACGGTCACGGGCGTTGCGGGTACAGGCGCTTCGGGGTCTGTTACTGTCATTGCAGAAGCCAATGTTCCGGTTACAGGGTTGCAGTCGGCGGGTTCAGTAGGGTCCGTTCTTGTTACCGCGGATGCTAATTCGGTTGTGACGGGCGTTTCGGCCACAGGCTCTCCGGGGTCTGTAACGGTAATCGAAGGCACAGGCGTTACCATTAATGTGTCAGGGCTTGCGGCCACAGGTTCTCCGGGCGCAAGCACTGTAATAGGCACAGCGGTAGTTAACGCGACAGGGGTCGCGGGTACGGGTCAAGTTAACAGTGTAACCGTTACGGCTGACGCAATAACCCCCGTTACCGGATTAGAGGCTGTATCGTCTATGGGATCGGTTACGGTCACCGCAGATGCCTCTGTTTTACCCACGGGATTAACGGCGACAGGTGGTGTAGGCTCTGTAGACGTCGGTATTTTTGTCACGATACCCGTAACGTCGCCAAACCCTGCTTTAGGGCAGGTAGGAGGTGTGGAAACACAAATCCACGTAAATGTTAATGTAACCGGAGTTTCGGCCACTGGGTCTGTTTCTGGAGCTTTAGTTTACGGAACTATTGTCCCGGATCAAAATCCGGGTTATACTAATGAAACCCCAAGTCAAGAGCCTGCGTGGTCAGAGAGCATACCGTCTCAAAACGCTAGTTGGACGCGGATAGCAGCGTAAGGATATAAAAGATGCCTAGTACATATACAGTAAACCTCGGGATCGAGAAGCCAGCCACGGGCGAACAGTCGGGCACATGGGGCGATACCACTAACGTCAACTTCGACATTTTAGACCAAGCTATTAACGGCGCGGCCCGGGTCACGCTTACCTCTGCGGGGTCTTCGGGGTCACCAAACACCTTGGCTATCACAAATGGCGCTACTTCCGATGGGCGCAACAAATGGGTTGAGTTTTATAGTTCGAGCGATCTTGGCGGCAATGTTTTTGTTCAATTAGACCCCAACGATGCTGAAAAGATTGTGTTTGTAAGAAACAGTTTAGGCGGCAGTCAATCGGTAATTCTATTTCAAGGCACCTATGATGCGGGCCGAGATTTAGAAATTCCGGCTGGAATGGACATGGTGGTTAAGTTTGATGGCGGTGGAGCGACCGCTACCACGACCAATGTTTTTCAACAGCTTCGCACGGAGGCCTTAAACATTGCGGGAGACGGCGCGACTGTTACAGGCATTAAAGACGAAGACAACATGGCGTCAAACAGCGCCACAAAATTGGCTACACAGCAGTCAATCAAGGCTTACGTTGACGCACAAGTTGGCGCGTTTGATTCCCTTGCGGAAGTATTAGCGGTTGGTAACACGACTGGCGGCACTGATCTTTTGGTATCTACAGGTGACGACATTACATTTGCGGACAGCTCAAAAGCCATCTTCGGTGCTGGGTCTGACCTACAGATTTACCATGATGGGTCACATAGTTATATTGATGATGTAACAGGTGGTGGAACAGGGTCATTATATATTAAGGCAGACCAATTTTATCTAAATAATACCAATTATAATTACTTGC